CAATGATGGTTTTACAGTCTTGCGCAGTGTACTGAGAAGTTTGTGCATTCTCTGCCTGTTTGCGCGGGATGATGTTTTTTACTGTCACGGTCATTTCATTTCTCCTTGTTCAGATGCTTGTTGAATTTTCTCTACCTCTAGGCGCATTGCCTCAATCCTTGCAGCTTCCTCGGCGCTGTAGGCGTCAACCACTTCTTTGCTCCACACAATTGCGGCAACATCTGACAGTCTCTTGTCTTGAATTGTGATTTCCGACCCCGGAGCAAAACAACTGCGGTTGAAGTTTCGTGCTAATTCAACACCGTCTTTCATGACGATGTGGACTTCACGTGCAAAGATGGACCCGTCCTCGATAATCTCGATCTTGTCAATAAATTGGCGCTCTTCGATGCTCATGATGTTCCTTTAGTTGTCTGAAAAGTAGGTCACAACAAACTCAACTTGTCCGGAGGACGGGAAGTTTACTCCCACCATATATGGTGCTCCGTTGTACAGGTTGCCGTTGCCGTTGTTATAGCGGAAATAGATTTTATTTGTGCCTTCAATTGGGAGACCGTAAAAGTTGCGCGTATCAAACGCAGCCTGTTCAACCCAAACAGGCGTGTACGGTCGCACGCCGTCATTAACAATTGTGAATGGCAGGCCGTCAAGAACCGCAAATGATCCACCCACAGAACCGATACTGCTGTACACGTATGTGCAAGTTGCAACAACTTTTCTGCCGATCTTGATGTACTTACCCGTGGCCGTTGTTGCCGTGAACGTCGTTGTGCCAAGCCCGTCAGCAGAAATGCGTGGCGTCCAACTTCCCTCTTCGTAGTCGTCAAGAGTGTTGGCATTGCTAGATGCGTTTTGTGTTGCTGGAAACTTGATCTGGCCAGCGGTGGATGTGGAAAGATCTAACAGCTTGTACGGGATAAACGATCCGTTGTTGTCAAACTGACCTTGCTCAGTGCCATTGTTGGTGTGAAATTTAATCCATTGGGCAAAGATGGTGATGCCCAGCTTCATTGAGTTATACCCAAGCTCGCTGTACAACTTCGTTTCTGCCGTATTAGCTGTGTATTTCTCCCGAGTGAGAACAAGACCGCCTGACGCGTCTTGCAGAACAACACCTGTTACGCCAGAAGTTGCCGCAGCACTGACTGTCGTATTGACACCAATGATAGGGTTACTGCCTGCAGCTGCCAGTGTCTTGTTGGTTAGGGTCTGCGTGTCTGTCGTGCCTACAACGCTTCCCGTAACGCCATGGACGCCACTCGACGCTCCGGTATGTGTGGTCAGTGTTGTCAGGTTGTCGCTGATTTGCTTCTGCAACTTACCAAACGCCAACAGCACGGTGTCAGTGGCCGTGATAACTGCGTTGGTGACGGTAGATAACCCAGTTAGAGTTGCCGCTCTGACTTGTGTAAACAGGTCTTGCCAAGTCTTGTCGCCGCGCCAGTATTGAGCAGTCGTGCCAGCCGCAATCGTTGGCTCACGCGTGGCAATTGCTGCGTCAAGCTCGGCTTGAGTGGCCACGTCTACGGCGAACCCAGGATTCGGGTACGTTCCAGAAAGCACGCCTCCAGCTGCGCCAGTAGGTGCTGCACCTGCAACGGCAATGGTTATTGACCCGTCACCATTTGAGATGGTGACGTTAGTGCCAGCTGTAAGCCGTGCGTTTTTCCAGACTCCGACGGTTGCGTCGTAAATTAACAAACTGCCAGCCAGCACAGGATTGGTGATGAGTACGTTGTGCAACTCATCAATCTCGTACCCGTTGTCCACCTTGACAAAGATCTCACCATTGCCGCCAGACTTCTTGGTGCAGTAACCAACGGTGACCATGTGCTGAGGAGCAACAGGTTTGACGTTCACAATAGCACCAGGTGTTGTCGGGGACAAGTACAGGATGTCGCCCTCATTGAAGCTGTTTGTGTCTAATCCACGCACAGACCCAAAAGTGGTGATAAAACCCTGACCGTTCACAGCGATCTGTTCTGTCACAACTCCAATGGTACTTGCTAATGTGACGTCAGAGTCGGCCAACGCGCGTTTCACGAGCAGATTTGCCCCTGAGGCCCCTGAGACATACACAACTTCGCCATCAACTAGTGGCGTAGTCTCGTCGTTCTTGACAAGTAGAACATTCTCCTGGCCAACCTGCAGAGTGACGTTGCCGCCTTTCAACCCAAGATCTAATGTGCCGTCGGTGTCATTCCATTTTATACGTCCTGGAACGCCGCCAACTGCTGTCGGCGCAACTGTGTTGACATCAACGTAATCGGCAATGACGAAGTTGTCCTCACGAATTAAAGGAGCACATGTCAACAAGTCAAGAGACTGGGCGATTCTGTCAAGCAGGTCTAAGGCCTGCGCGGCTTTACCGTCAGCGGCGCCTGCGTTGATGGCTGCGTCTTGTACAATCTGGCCAAGTTGGTCAAGCGCCGACTGAGCTGAAGCTTGTGCTGTGTTTGCATCGATCGACGCCTCTTGCGAAAGACGTGTCAGAGTGGCGATGTCGGCCGGTGTCAGTTCTCCAGCAACGTAAAACAGCCGCTCAAAACGACGGATCGACTCCTGATCAGGTAGAAATTTTGCGAGCGTATCTCGCGTCAGTGGTCTCGGATCTGCCATATCACACCGCCAAAGGTTCAAGACGTGCCTCAAGGCGCGCAACTGAGATGAACGACTTGCTGTCGCCGCGGAAGCGTTGCACGCGCCAGTTTCTCATGTGACCTTGTTGAAGCCAGGTGATGCGTTTTGACCTGTCACCGCGCTTGCCAATACGAACAGTTTTGTCTTGACTCCATGTCTCGCCGTCAGTCGAGTACGACGTGCTGATGGTTGGATCGGTGCCAAAAGCCACGCGACCCGTCAGGCAAACAAGTTCAAGCTCATGGAAGATGGCTCCTCGCCCTTCGTTGTACACGACAAGCGTGCCGAACTCCCAGCGGACGTCCTGCCCAAAATGGGTTGAGATGGAGTCGTCTAGGTGGCCTACGACTCCAGAAGACGGGTGGCCAATCAGCCACTTGTTGTAGCACCAGACTAGGTCCTTGGCCACGTACTCAGAGAACCCAACAATGGAACTGGTCAGGTGGTACCAGACTGGTTCCTGCAGTGTCTGAGACGCGGCCGCGTCGTAGACCAGTGTCTGGTCAGGAAGTCTTACCCAAAGATGCTGATGGGCTTTGTTGACACGCGATTCAAGAATCGATTGTGCAAGTTGCTCTTCGGTATAGTTCTGGAGGACCTCATCAATTTCTTGAGTGCTGATCTTGATCGCAGAAGCATTGGCGCCGATATAAATTGACGGAGGTTCATTTCGACCTGAACCCAAGAAAGCCACGGCGTCAATGAAAACGCAGGCGCAATAAGTACCGAGCGCACCTTTAGGGATTTGTGCCCCATCAATACGTTGGAACGGGAAGAAGTCTCCGCCGACGTTGTCGAAAACTTCAATGGTGTTTCTGTTGATGGCGTACACCTCATTGCGCACCTTGACTAGGCCAACAACGGGGTCTGGGTCAACTTCAGAGCTGCCGTACTTCAGCGGGTTCACCGCAAGTGGATTGTTCAGTTCGGTGACAATCAGACTTTGGCCGTCGGTAGTCATGAAATAACCATCGACCCAAACAAAGTCCTTGACAAACCCAAGATCAGGATCAGTGACTTGCGTCAATGTGCGCCCATTCCAGTAGTACAGTCTACCGTTTGAGGAAATACCCAGGCGGTCAAATGAATAATCAAAGGTGCATTGGCCTCCTGTGCCAACATCGCCAAGAGTCGTTACTACACCGTTATCTGCAACGGACACAAGTTCGCTACCCATAACCCTAAAGCATGCACCATTCCAATTGATTCCACCGCGACTTGCGCCAGGACCGGAACCATCTTGAATCAAACCTTCTGCTGGGCGTAGATAACCATTAGAAATTCCCTGCTCTTTTGGAACAGGGACCATATTCACGGGGTACGAGGTGCGAAAATCCGCAACCCCGTCCGTGTAAACTCCGTTCAGAACAGGGATTTGCATATTAACCTACCCGGTACCAGGTTTGAGTGATGATGTCGAACTTCAATCGGAAGAAGTCATCGGCGCCAAGGGACGTAGGTTCACCTGTCACAGCAACCGCTCCGTTGCCATTTATAGTCAGCGAGGTAATTTGCTGGGTGCAATTAACCAACACCTCTTGCTTATCCACTACGTTGGCCAGCAGAGGCAAAGTGATTGTGCCAGCTGCAAGACCCGCGGTAGGAGTCAAGATCAGATGGGTGTTGTTGCTGTCATTGGTGATTTGGACATTGAAGCCAGTTGACGACGGTGAAGCATACTGAGTTGAATACTCTTGCATACCAGAAAACGTCGGAAACACAAGGTGGTTCTGCATGTAAGCTTGCAAAATGCTGAGCGCAACTTTGCGTGCATCACCATTGGCCTGGCTGTAAACAGGAAATTGATCACCTGCTGCCAGTTGGTCCAAGGCGGACAATTGATTGATTTGTGGCATGGCCAAGTTCTCCTTAGTTAAATTCAATTGGACCGTCTTCACCAGCCAGTAGCGGATCCACCGGCTTATCCAAGAACGGATTGTCATATGTTCTCCATGGCTTGTTGCCAGCACCAGCAGGCATCGTGCCTGGGAACTGTTGCTGAGGAGGCATGGCTGCCCGCGACAGCAATGTGTCGTAGGCCATCTTGGCAGACGCCTTAGTCTCAGTTGCCACAACCTTGCCAAACCCAGGGGCAAGTTTGATGCCCAAGTTCAGGTAAATGGCCTCATTGGCTGAGTCAGGCACGTTGGTCTCTTGGTCAAGTTCACTATTTTGTGGACTTGACGGAATTGGGTAGCCGAGCCGGATGCCCTTGGCGTTCCATGCAGCCATCATGGAGTCCAGTCGGCTGAGTGCACTCTCAAGCTGTTCTGGAGTCAGGTCGAAGACGTAAGCCGCCAACCCGATTTCCTCGAAGGCCTGTGTGACGAATTGGCGCTTAGTCCAGCCCATGGTTACTCCTTGGCGAGTGCGGCGGTAATCGCGGCGCTGAGCTCAGCGTCGGTCGTCTTTTTGTCGAACTTGATACCCAGCTCTTTGGCCTTGGTTTCGAGTTCCTTGCGGGTCGGAGGCGCGCTGTCTTCAGACTTTGCAGCTTCAACAGGCTTGTCATGCGCATCAATGGCTTCAGGCAAGGTGGTAAACCAACCATCGGCGAGCTTGGCCTCGAGCTCTTCTTGGTTATTGGCAGCTGTGTAGTCGTACGTGCCGCCGGCGCGGGAATGTGGTCCTTTGCCCTTGTAGATGAGCGTAGGGAATTGGTCGTCAGCAGCTTGAACTTGTTCGGTCATTTTGGTGCCCTTAGATAGATTGATCAACAGGTTGAAGAAAGGGGCCGAAGCCCCTTCCCTCAATCAGCTTAGGTTTGGCTGAACATCATCAAGCCGGCCATTTCAGGCTGCTTGCAGACCACACCGAAGAGAGTGTCCAAGCGATACTTGGTCTTCATCGTGTCGATGTCGTAGAACTTCTGCATGACCAGCTCGATGCCCTGATCGGTGGAGGCGCGCATCACTGCGGTGCCTGCATCGGACGGAACGGCGTAGCGGCCGGGCAAAATTTCCAGAGCGTCACGCTGCCAGAACGGGTTGGCGTAACCAGCGACGGTGTTCAGGAACACGATGGCCGAGGTAGCAGACTTGGTGTTCACCACGCAGTTCTGATACTGGGCCGAAGCGTCGTTGGCCACCTGGTTGCTGATGATCGGCGGGCTGATCGTCATGGTCGTGCCGCTGTCCACCGAGATGACACGGAAGGTCTTCAGTTGACCAGTGTCCTGCTTGGTGATGTGGTGCACAGCATTGACGGCGGCGATCGTGAAGGCATCGCCTGCAGCCACCGAAGCAGTGCTGGATACGGCCACGGTCTGGTAGCGGTTGTCAACGTTGATCTTGCCGCCCACGGAGGTGCTCGTGGCCTTGGGGATGTAGTAGTTGACAGCAGCGTCCAGGGTGCTGATGGTCAGGCCGGCACCACCAGCTGCAGCAGCTTGGCGGTTGGCGTAGTCCAGCTTGTACGTGTCAAACGACGCGATCATGCCGACGTAGGCGCGGCGATAAGCTTCCTTGGGCAGGTCAGTCATGTTCTGACGACCAGCCAGGTTGCTTGCCATGCCGTTGTAGTCACGCGTGCTCAGAGCGAGGTAGCGGTCGTACGAGGGCACGCCTTGTTCGTTGAAGATCGCTTCGCACTGGGCAACGTCGTCGAAACCAGATGCGGCAGCGGTGCGCTTCACAAACAAGGTGCCCTGGGCGGACGCCACGTTCATGAGTGCCACGTTGATGTCGCTGGCCAGTTTCTGCTTGGCGCTGTCGCCCAGACGGTTCTCTTGCAGCGCGTCGCGCAGTTCTTTGGCGTTCAGAGTCCAAGGCACAGTCTTGCTGAAGCCGATAGTGGCCGGCACAGACAGCTGGGTCATGTTCTTGTACGACGCAGAGATGTCAGTACCAGGTGCACCGTCGATCGACGTGGCGATGTACGGCTGGGGACGCCAGATGATGTCGTTGGTGCGCTCCATCATCGTGGAGTCGGTGTTGTAAGTCGCGACGTTGCGGCTCAGGACCAAGGCGTCATTGAAGCCTTCGAGGATGTCTTCAAACGCGACGCGCTCTTCTTTGGAAAATGCATTTGCCATGATTGGCTCCTATTTCAAAATGGTTTACTTGGCCGCTTGCTTCGACTTCTTGTACTGGAGGACTTTGGTGAAGTCCCCAGACTTTGCCGCCTCAGCGCGCAGCCGCTCGAGGGTTGAGTCCACGGTGCCAGACTTGTTGCCAGTTCCCTGGACAGTGCGTTCCGGTGCCGTGGCTGCTTTGCGTTGCGTAACTTTCAATTGAGTCTCCAGTTTAGCCACCGCGAAAGCAAATTTCACGGGGTCGGTGATGGTTGAGATTTCCTTCGCCTTCTTCGGGTTCTTGCCCAGCGCGTAGATAACCAATGCGGGGTTCTCAGCTCCTTGCAGCACGATGCCCTGCTGGGTGACGTTGAAGACGTCCTGGGCTACTGCCTCAGCGTCATCAAAGTCCTTCACCTTCAGTGCGGTTTTCGCCGCTCCGTAGGCATCCAGTTTGGCCTGCCAAGCTTTCTGCTGCTCTTTCTGAGCGGCTTCGGCTTGGACGGCAGCTTGATCGGCTTCCCGTTTCCGGTCGTACCAAGCTGTCAGTGCCTGCTCGAACTTCTCAGTGTCGTAGTCGTGGTCTTCAAGAGTGGGTTTCTTGCCCAGGGTTGCCGGCTTGGTCTCAGCGGCCTTGGTTGCATTCAACTTCTCTTCCAGCTCACGGATGCGACGCTTGTCCTCGCGGTTGGTCTTGCGCAGTTCACGAACCCATTCAGGCGCATGAGCCTCTTCCTCGGTGGGCGGCGCTTCCTCACCAATGGTCACGACCACGTCATCAGTTTCGGTGGTAGTTTCCTTGTTGCCTTCACCTTCGTTGTCATCGGACTGGGTTTCGTCTGTGGTCTGTTCACCACCTTCTTCGCCCTCGCCGTCCACAACCGTGGTTTCGTCGTCCAAGGTTACCACTTCATCATCTGTCGTTGCCTGACCGTCTGCCTTTTTGTTCATTTCAATGACCCCATTCAAAACTCACCCATTAAAGCGGCTGGGTGGGAACCGCATAAACAAAGATCTTACAGTGGAATGCCGTTCTGTGATACAGTTTCGGCCCCTTGTGGTTGGACTTGGCCCAAACCACCGAACTTTTCAATGACCTCCATGGCCTGGCGTTGTTCTGATGAGTCCACTTCAGCCAAGGTCTTCATGGTTTTGGCCTTCGTTTCATCCGCCTGCGCCACCGTGAGGATGGTCTTGGCGCGAGCCTGGGTGGCGTTGGCTGTGGCTTCGTCGGCCGCTGCCTGCAGGTACTGAGTGTTTGGGTCAGGCTGTTGGTTGGCCTGCTCTTCAGCCATGGTCTGCTGTTCTTCCTCTGTGGGCTTAACGACTCCCATGCGAAGCAGCTTCTTGCGGAAGTAGTCACGCACCTCAGTGATACCTTCGCCTTCCATGTTCATCATGGCCATGGCGCCCAGGACCTGCTTGGTCTCAGCGTCATCTGTCAAGGAAGCCATGCCAGTCAAAGCGCGGACCGTGGCAGCACGCTTGCTGGACGACGACGGACCAACGTCCACATTAACGTCGAACTCGGCTTCAGACAGGTCGAACTCGGCCTCAATTTCGCCCTTCTCATTGACCATGGGTTTGGCCAGTTCAACCGACTGCATCTCGCCTTGTGGACCAATGGACTTCATCTTGCGGCCTTCTTCGACCAGCACATCCTTGGCCATGCTCAACCAGATTTCACCCGAGCGCTTGACGGCCTTGCTCATGTTGCTCATGTAGATGAAGGTCTGCATGTCAAGCTTGTTCTGCACGAGCTCAACTGCTTTACCACTGATGTTGGGCTGCAGCTCCTCGCCGGCTTGCTGGTTGCCAAGCAGGTCTTGCATATCCTGCTCAGTGATCTGCAGCAAGGCAGCCAAGGCCTGAGGTATCTGAGGTGGCTTGGTGTAGCCGATCGGACCTGAGATGGCTTGGTTACCGTTGGCGTCAGTGATGGGGTTGACCAGCAGGTAGGGGAAGTTCTTGATGTTGTCATCGGCCCACATCATCTGGTGGCCGGCAACCTGCTCAGGCGTCAGGATCGGCTTCTCAACCGAGGACAGGGCGCTGATTTCACCGAGCTTCGACAGCTGCATGTTCTTCAGGCGCTGAGCATCCTTGGCCAAGCGGACATGGCCCATGCAGCGTTCCACGTTGTCGACGAACCAGCGCTTGCCGTACATGGGCACGATGGGGATGCACTTGCCGGCGATGTAGCCGCAGTCCTCGAGGATCTTGGCGCCTGACAGGATGTACTTGCGGACACGGCGACGCTTGATGTTCTTCTGGCGAATCTCCTTGCTGCCTACAGCCAACAGTCGTTCTTCCAAGGTCTCATCAGCCTCAAAGTCAGCGTCCTTGTAGCGTTCTTCCTCGCCGTCAATGGTCTCCCAGACGTAGACGGTTTCTCGAGTTTCCTCGACGCGGTAATACTCAGCCACGAAGACGACGTCAGGCGTCAGCCAGTCAAACTCGTACTGATGGACTTCCTTCGGCCACGAAGCAGGATCATCGCCCCACTCATCCTTGTAGGCTTGACGCGTCATGGACGTGATGACGAAGCAGCGCTTCGAGTCGACCTTGTCTTGGCGCTTGGCGTTCAGGTCAAAGAACACAGACGAGTCGGCATCGAAGATCGGTTCAATGCGGATCCGCTGCTTCTCATCTTCTTCGTCCTCTTCGTTCTCGTACACAGTGCGCAGACGCCAGGCTCCAAAGCCGCCAGCCACACCTTCCTCGAAGGCGTTGTCGTAAGCTTCCTCAGCACCACTGTCTTGCTCGTCGGCGCGGTACAGGCCGTCGCACGTGTCAGCCAGCTTGTCGTACTCCTTGCCTTCCTTGCTCACGAAGTCGACGGTGATGCGGTTGTTGCGGTACTCGTTGATGATGCGGATGACGGCCAAGTGGATCTTGTTGACCTCGAACTTGGGCTTGTTCTCGAACTGCTCACCCAATGGACCTTCCCACTGAGCACCTGCGATCGAGTAGAAGCGCCGGTCTTGGAGGCACTGCAGTCGCTCATCGCGCAAGGCAGATTGGATGTTGTCAAACTCAGTGAGCGCCTCCTGGTGGATGGCAGCAAGTCGTTGCTCTTTGGATGGTCGGGCCATGGTGGTTCCTTAACGGTTGAAATGATGGGTGGACGCGATCGGCTCGACCTTGACGTCCTTCTTGAAGTTGATCGGCCATTCGTAGTCGACACAATAACCAACGGCCGTCGTGATGTGTTGGTATTCGCTGTCCTCCTCAAGGAAGGTGCTGCCTTTCTTGATCTGCACAGTGGCAAAGCCCTTGTGAACGTACTTCGCCTTCTCGATGTTCACGAACAGGCTGACTTCGCCCTTAGCATTCTTGATCTTGGCTCGCACAGCGTTCTGCCTGTCCTTGATGGCTGGTGCCGCGTTCTTCACCTTACGTGTCACGGTCCAGTTGTTGGCACGAAGCACCTGTTCCATCTCGGTGTAGTCTGAGGCATGTCCATGCTTCTCACCGGCGCGACCTGCAGGGTCACCGTAGATGATGACGCTGCGGTTGATGTGGTTCTTGTACTTCTCAACGAACTCAAGAGCCGACTGCCGAGCCACTGCGGACTGGAGGACAATCTCGTCAAGGATGTAGAAGTCATTGCCACGACGCACGCCGACGCCTGAGCTCATGGGTGTGAAGTTGAAGTCATGGTGCCACATCAGTTGCTCATTGGGCTTGATGACCTCAGTCGTGTAGTTGTCAGGGCTGTAGTCCTCATACACACGGCCCGATGCGGTCTCGAAGCTGGCCTCATACTCCTGCCGGTACTGACGGGGCGACATGCGACGCTTGGCGGCATCGATCACGTCCTTGGGCAAGATGTCTGAGCTCTTCCACGTGTACAGCTTCCAATCAGGGTCGCCTGACGACCGAGCATACTCAGCCATCTCAAAGTAGTGGTTCAAGCCGTCAGGGACGCCGATCAGCCAGCACCATGGGCGGTAGTCAGGCTTCAGCGGGTTGAATGTGTCAAGTGCCGGGCTGATGTTCTCTTGCCATGCACCTTCGCGCACGTCGGCGATCTCATCGATGACGCCTCCGATCCAAAGCACACCTTCCATGCGCTGAGGCTGGTCAAGGCCGATGAGGCTGATCGTGCTGCCGTTGGGCAGGCGGATTTGAAGTTCAGACTCACTGACTGAGCGGTCGCCGAGCACGGAGGTGAAGCAGAGGCGCTTGAGGTCTTGCCAGTAGATCCGCTTGACCTGGTCACGAGTAGGAGCGGCGACGAAGTAGGGTCCTGGTTCCCTCATGGCCTCGCGCACCACAAAGCGCTTGGCTCGCTCAGTCTTGCCTGATCGCCGCCCTGCTGGGACCACCTTGAACCGCACTTTGTCATTGACGAGGTCGGTTTGAATAGAGTGCTCGGTCAGCGGGTACCAGCGCTCCATGTCCTTCTGATGGGCGAGTTCGATCATACTGGAAGCTTCTCCGCGATCGACTTGAGTGCCTCAGCCACAGCGTCTGAGTTGCCGCTGACGGAGACGGTTTGCACGGCGAGCTTCGGCGCATAAAACGGAGACGCTGCTTTCGCAGCATCGATGCGTGTAGGAAAGTCCGCGTAGACTTCTTCTTCCACAAGGTCACGGCTGACTTCTTTGCCGTTCTTGTCGTACTTCACAACCCAACGTTTGTGCTTGATGCCTTCGCCGCGACTGACCAACAGCAACCACTCATGTGGAAGCAGTCCGGTCTCCATGGCGGCTTGCTTGGCCTTTGCAGTGACTTTGGAAAGTGCACCTTTCGGGCGGCCAGCCCCTGGTTGTCGTCCACCACCTGCCATTATTCAACTCCACAGAAGATTTGGAGATAGGAAATCTCGATGGTGTGGATCGTAAACCGTTTCACTGGAGGCGTAAACCGCTCTAACACATGTGGGAAACCTCGTACACCCTCTCTAAATGGGCGAACACTCACTCTGATGGAGCGGCCTGTGTAGCGAGTTGTGTAGCAACCTAAGTTGTTGATTTATAAGACAAACTACAGATACTACTTCTACTATAGTCTCTTTTTAATAGAAGAAGAAGAAGAAGAAGAAGAAGTATAGAGAGAAGAGAGAATAGGGTTTGGCGTAGCGTGTAGCGACCGCTTTGTTGTGTAGCAGAGCGCCAAGAGCCAAGAATAACACCTAAGTGGTTGATCTATAACAGCTTTCACCTTACTGGTAACCCATTGTTTACAGCTCATCCGCTACAGATTAGAATCTGCTTCGTCCGCCTCGCTGTGTCGTGTCTCCTTCGGTTGCCCACAACCTTGGTCCGCGTCGATCGCCCTCAGCAAGTGATGTAGCGAGGCGGACACCTTTTCATGCGGCTGAGCGCATGGTTGGCCGATGCTGAGGCGGCTATGATCGACGAATTGAGGACCGAAACAAGATGGCAACCACAAAAAAGAAGGCCGCACCTGCGGTCGACCACAAAGCACTTTCTCTAGGGGAAACCAAGCTCAAGTCCAGCGGGCTCACGCTCGAAGACGCCAAGCTGCTTAGTATCCACTGCCTGGGCCAGCAACAGACTGCGGCTCAGCACCAAGCGTTCAAGCAGCT